AAAATCCCTCAACACAAAAATAAACCCTACCAATAAACTCATTGGCGGGAACATTTCTCCAAGCAGCGGTACAGGCGGGATATAAACAAAACCAATATTAACTAAAACAATGCTAAAAACATATGAAAGTGAGTATTTGTACTGATGTAATAGATTTGTTTTCACGGTGTCCTTCCAAAATTCTTGCTTAAATAATTCGTTTTCTTTGTTGGTATTGTCTTTAAGATAATCCAACGGCTGCTCGACGAGTTTTTGCCCGTTTTCTTTGTCTGATTTCGTTTTTCTTGGCATCTACTTCCCTTTCATACGTCTGTTCCGCTTGTATCATCGCACGGGCATATCCATTGTCTGTGAGAGCAATGCCCGGCTTTACACCCTCCAAAAACGCCCGTACATCTTGCACAGAGCGACACACCGCATACTCACACCCTAAACCCACCAATAGGCTTCCTACATCCCTCTGCTGCTCTGTGGGGTAATTGCCCGGCTGCTTTAACTCAACAAACATCGGCTTGGTATTAGGCAGCAGTATCATCAGATCGGGGAATCCCTTCATCACACCCATTAACTTCTGTTTGTGAAAATATTGGATCTTATGATTGCCCTCATTTGGTGAATGGTGGACTAAACTTTGGCTAGGTAAAACCAAATCGAGATACTTTATAACCGTCTTTTGTAAATCAACTTCGCTGGCATAAACTCTGATCATTACGCTATCCGATACGGTCTTGTGGATAAATCGGTGCAAAAACCAAACTTTTTTTAAAAAAACTTGTGAGATAATTTGACAGGCTTATTTTACGCATTTTCACGCTCAATAAAGAAGTCATTTGGCTGTACTTCCCCTCTGGTTAGTTCCAATATTCTCGACATATATTTAGTAGCACCTCTATTGCTAGGTACTAGATAATCCGCATGATCCATTGGTAAGCACCATCGTCGCGCCATCTGAGCGTGTTTCGTTCCAAGCCTTTGTGCCAACTGTCCGTAACTCCAACCCTTCATTAATCTATATGCGTTTAACGTCAATTTTTGCCCTTTTTTGCCTTTGTGGATAAATCAATGTTATATTATAGCTTGACGTTATTCGCTACGTCAATATAACCTAGTAAAAAAACCCTATCGATTAACGTCAAAAGGATATATTATGTTGCAATCTACTCTAGCGCTGGGATTACGAGAAGATCATATGTCTGGTGAATTATTAAAGAAAGCTATTGAACGTCGTGGATTCAAAAAGAAGCACGTTGCGGAACGAAAAGGTATTACACCTAGCACACTTGCCAGACAACTCAGCGGGAAGCACTCATTAACGCTGCGCGATCTTCGTGAATATACAGAAATTTTACAATGTGAGTTCGAAGAACTTGTTGTGGATCTATTGCCCATACCGATCATTGGCGAATGTTATTCTATTTCATTGGTACGAATGTATGAGCAAACTGAAAAAAAACGCACTATTATACCGCCCTTTACTATGCCAGCCGGACACGTTGCTATTGAGTATGAGCAAAACAACTCAACAAATTTGTATGTCTTTGATAAAAAATTTATGGAGTTACAAAACGTCGACCCGTCTTGCTACAAACAATTGTGTATAGTTAAATGCACTCAAGCACAAATTGAGAAAAATAAAAAAGAATATAAAAATTTTGATTGGTCATCGCCTGTTACGTTAGCTTATGTTTATCCAGAGCCTAATAATCTGTATACCTTAAACAGTATTGTTGCGCCCGGTACAAGCTATAACAAACAGGAGTTAGTGTTTGCAGCACCTATTGTTGCGCGATGGTATGACCCTATTTCTTTGGGGTGGCAATATGCCAATAGCTAAAATTCAAGATGAACTCATAGCCTTATACTCTGAAGCAGAATATATTGCTCTTTCACCTAAGAAAGTTTCACCATCTCACCCCGATCACGAGATATATAATTATTTTAACTCCTCTTTAAATAGAATGAGATTTGCAAGACGGTGTATGTACTACTTAGCCACAAGTGCAGACGGTGGGTTTTTTGTCAAAGATATGGTTTACGACCTAGATATTTCAGAGGTAGCCGTTAGAGACATGATTAAAGATAGTTTGCCTTTCAAAACATTAGAAAAAATTACCAATACCAATAGATACAGAATGACAGAAAAAAGCAGACAAATGTATCTTTCTTATATGTTGGCTAGAATGGAGAGTGAACGTGAACCCTATGAAAAGATAGGCAGACTCGTTCAAACCCTATACACCTATCAAGATGTAAATAAAAATAATAAGTAAGTTTATTTTTTAAACTGTTTTTTTTAAGTTACTTTGCTAAATAATTATGCACTTGCAGCATTTTTTAAAGTCAAATCCCTATTATATTGGCATTAAATTGGTCAACCCAACGTAAACTTTACTAAAGTAACTTTACAACCTACTTTTTTAACATTGATTTATTGCGTTAATTTTACTTGCGCTCAAACGCAAATATAATACCGTTGTTTTTACGTCATAAAAAAACATAAGGACGGATCGGAATGGAAGAAAACGTACCAGATTGGGCGATAAGACACGATTATTTTCATCACTCAAACTATAGATTGAAGTCAAAAGCAGAAATCTTTTTTGAAAAGTGTTTTGTACGACCAACAGTAAAACTTGCGTGGGAAGCACAACAACGCACGGATCTATCACAAGACCAGAAAGAACACGCATGGGAGATCATAAAGAAGCTAGATAGAAACTGGAATCAAGACGATAACGCAGCGATGATGACAGGACGAGAGGTACAAGCTGCTTGCGATAAGGTATTGATGGAAGGTTTTGATATAGCAAGGGCAACAGCGGAAGCACTTGAAGCTGCTATCGATTTTAAGCCGAATGAGTGGGAAGCAAGCGATAAGGAAAACGCTGACAGAGCCATAGAAGATTTACCCGATATTATTAAGAATGCAATCACAGGCTTACAAGAAGCCATGCACACATATAATAGGATTACAGGGGAAAGCGAACTATTTGGCAAACTGCCGGGCAATGTTTTGTCTTACTCTACGTTCCCCGATTACGTTGGCTGCGGGGATCTAAAGGTAAAAACCTATAGATGCGCTCCAAATACCAAGTCTGGCTTTCGTAGACCGTCACTTCCTAAAAGTCTTGGTGGTATGTTTGAAAAGAATAATGCGTCACAGATAGCGGGATTTTGGGCATTAAACGGTCAGAAACCCCCTTTCCTACTCTATGCCAGCAAAGATGATTACAGCCTACTAACACCCGAAAACTGCGATGAACTCAAGCCAGAGTTTCTTAGAATGCTTGTAGAGGATAGCGCAAACAAGAATAAAGCTATTGAGTACAAGCTGCAAAAAGCAGAAACCATGAAGGATTTACTTGCTGATGAGTTTGTAAACTTTCACGAATGGCGAAAACCACCCCCCTTTATTGAAGAAGCAAAAAAACTATGGAGTACATTTTATGAGTGAGAAACAATCTGTTTGGGAACAACTAAAACAAGTTCCTGTCAATGATATGGTTGAGGAAAAGAATAAACTCAAATATATCTCTTGGGCGATGGCATGGTCTGCACTATGCGACAACTATCCCGACGCTACCTTTGAAAAGCATATTAACGAACACGGTTTTCCATACTTTAAAGATGATAATGGCTATTGTTTCACTAAAGTAACGGTCACAGTAGGCAGTAAATCATTAACAGAAATGCTGCCTGTTTTAAATTACGCAAACAAACCCATCAAAGACCCAAATAGTTTTGAGGTAAATACATCGCTACAACGGTGCTTTGCAAAAGCCATAGCGTTACATGGAATGGGTGTAACCGTTTATTCTGGTGAAGATTTGGCTGACATTCCCCATGAAACAACTCCAGAGCCGAAAGAAAAAAAGTCGGGAACAAGCAAGGAAGCACCCAAGCCACCACAAAACGAAAAGGACAAGCTATCAGCATGGGCAAACGATGTTAATGAAACGGTTGAAAACGATAGTCCTTATTCAAAAGACAAAGTGTTTTTGCAATACAAGGAAAAGCAAATCAAAGCGTTAGATAGCATCAAGTCGGTTGCTGGTTTGGAGAAGTGGAAAGCGGAAACGTATAGTTCGCGCCAGAAAATGAAAACAGAAGCACCAAGCCAAAAAAAAGAACTAGAAGCCTACTTTAAAATAAAAAAAGCGCAGATTGAGAACAGCAGTTACAGCCAACCAATTGAAACACATGAGGAGATACCAATATGAGTAGACCACAATTAAGCCTGTCAAAGTTTAAAGTAAAAAAGAATATGACGTTTGAGAATGAATATCGTGGATCTGCATGGTTGTTTTTCAACGATATGTGGGATGATGATGCCGGAAGGTTTAGGGATCTATCCCCAAAACAACAAGCAGCAATCAACGAAGTCCATCAGATAATGCACCGCAATGATATGTGTGTTCGCATAAGCATACAGGAGCGCAACGGTGATGATGTACGAAACTTTCCACGCACCGCTGGCTTTTCTATGCGTGTGAATGAGCCGGAAATTATTGACGATCTGGACGATTCCGACAAGTTAGATGATCTGGATTAGTGCCATGAATTTACCAGACAATCAGCATTTATTTACTGTTGCAGAGATTGGCGATTTCATGTTTGGACCAAACCCCAAGTCAAACGAGACAAACAAGCGCAGAGTGTACCGTTTAATCGAGTCTGGTCTTATCGATACCATAAAAGATGGTAGTCGCATTTATATAACACGCAACGCGGTGTATAGCTTTTTAGGTATGAATGAAGAACGATCCTGTTAATAAGCCGGAGCATTATAGAAAGGGTGACATAGAGTGTATCGATGCTATCCGTTCTGCTCTTGGTGATGGCTTCCCCGATTATTGTCGTGGTAATGTAATGAAGTATTTGTGGCGGTATAAAAACAAAAATGGCATTGAAGATCTATTGAAAGCACAATGGTATCTCAATGCCATGATTGCAGCGACTAAAACGCAAATTTAGTTATGCTTATTCCCTTTCTAAATCCTTAATGTTTTCTATTATTGATTCATATAAATCTCTGCCAAAATTGACGAACTCAAGTGTGATTGGAAAAGATTTGTTTTTAACTGCCTGTTGTAGATCATCTAAAGTTACGCTTAAATCTTCAGCATTCGGACAATCTTCTAAACCATCTTCAGCATAGTTTTCTATTTCCTTTTCTATCTCTAAAATAATTCTATCAGCATCGTTTTGATTAGAAACAATACCTTTATGCAATTCTTTATAGTTTCTCATTGTGTCCTTTCAAATTGATCCCATAGGTGCATAAGCATATATTTTGCGTATGCGGTTAAAATTTCGTGACCATCAAATGTAAACTGCTCTTTACCTTCTGCCACGCACCTATCGTATGCAGCTTGTAACTGCTGCACCTTTTCTTTTGTAAAGTTAATCGTGTTCATTGTCTTTACCCTTAATATGAGCAAACAGTTCTTCCATCTTATCTATGCCCACAGTTTGTCCTAAAAATGTATCATCCATGTAAAACAGGAATAGCTTGTCTTTCCGATCATCGCCTTCCCGACCACCCGCTGCATACGAAGTATATACAGACCCATCCTTCGATGAGTAGGTGGTATGCTTAGTGAAACCAAACTCCATTATCTTGCAGCAATCTTGCCTAGCTTTTCATTAAGCAAGTTCCTGTTATCTTTTTTCTCTTCCTCAGTTTCAATCCAATGACCATAGATGTTGATTGTAGTTTGAATATTAGCGTGACCCATATACGTCTTGATCCTATTCCAATCATCATTATAGATTTTAAGAAGCTGGGAAGCGTAGTAATGTCGAAGGTCATGCCATCGTATATAAGCCACATTTGCCTTGTCAGCAGCTTCCCGAATATAAGTGGGGAAACGACTATCAGAAATGATCTTGCCACCTCTTGACTCAAAAACAAGGTCTGACTTAAATTTTTTCGATAGCTTGTATTCACGCAGC